CCCGTCTTACAACGCATACGTTGGCACCGCGCTTGAGGCCACGCAACTCATCGGCCAGCGCAACAACAGCATCTATGTCGGGCCTGCGGGCGTGTCTGAGCGGTATCTGCTCAGCATGTCTTTGACGCATGGCGGAACAACCGGCTTTCTGCCTTCGGTCTACTTTCTCGACTATTTGATGTTTTACCCGTACATCGACCTAGACAACACCGACCAGCAAGACTTGACCAACGATGTGACCTTGCCGCGATACACAGACGGTGAGGGTGTGCGGATGCTGATGATGATGCAAACGCCTGGAACAAACACTGCCACGAACATCACCATCAACTACACCAACCAAGACGGCGTTGCCAAGACCATTACGACAGCGTACAGAGCCTCGGGCGGCATTGCTGTCATTGGACCCAACATGATCAGCACCTCCGGGGGCTCTGCAGGGCCGTTCTTCCCGCTGGCCGATGGTGACCGGGGCGTGCGGTCTGTGCAGTCTGTGCAGCTTACGACAGGCGTGGGCGGGTTCGGCGTGATGCTGTTGGCCAAGCCGCTGTTCACGATGTCCGCCAACGAGTTGTCGTCAACCGTTGAAAAAAACTTCCTTCGTGAGCAGGCAGCGTTGCCCAGAATCTACGACGGCGCGTTTCTCAACTACATCTACAACATATCCACCCAGACAAGCGGCTTGTTGCCGATGGTGGGTCAGGCGCAATTCATCTGGACACCGTAAGGAATCACCATGCCATTCAGTTCAATGGACGATCTCGTCAACGAGATCACAAGCGGCAAGTTCAACCGCGCCGACTGGAACAAACTCACGGGCGCTGCAGCCTACACCGCAGGCCGGTGGTATGACTTCAGCGGTTTGGCCGGAACGCCTGTCGCCAACGCCTGGGCTGGCACTGCGCTGGCTTGGCGCACTTGCGACGAAACCACCGGCAACGGCACGCAGATTTTCGGCCTGCCGCACGGCGGGAATGTCAGTCCAGACACCAAGCACGTTCTGAACGTCTCGGCGCTCACTTCTGTGGCGACAGGCGTTCCGGCGCAGTTGATGCTGGTGGACTTGCAGGGCTACTGGCCCGGTATCACGAACAACAGCGCGGTGGCGCAAACCCTGACGGGCACGCCCAGCCTGCGCTACACCAACGGGGCCGGGTGCAGGTTGTTCTGGGTGCAAACCGCTGCAGCGGGCGCCACGGCGCAGAACATCGCGCTGAGCTACAGCAACACAGTGCCCACCTCGGGCCGCAGCCTGCCGGTGACGGTCGCCATGACGGCTTCCGGCATCGTGGGGCACATCAGCCACAGCGGCACGGCTGCCAACAACTACGGTCCCTTCCTACCCCTGGCATCGGGCGACACGGGCGTGTCTACCGTGGCGACGGTCACCTTCAGCGCGGCCAACACCGGCACCGGGGCGCTGTGCCTTGCGCGGCCTTTGCTGACGCTGCCGCTGACCACCGTGTCCGTCGCTGCCGAGCGGGATCTGCTCAACCAACTGCCGAGCCTTCCTCGCGTCATGGACGGTGCCTGTCTCACGTGGCTCTACTTCGCGGGTGCGGCTACGGCGGCGTCCACCAACTTCTACGGCGCGGTCGAGGTCGGCTGGGGCTGATCGGGCATGGCTCTCAAGACAAACACCACGCTCCTGGCGCAGCTACCCCTGCGCCAGATCGGCGGCTCGCCTGGAACTTTCCGTTCCATGTGGGGGCGTGGCGACCGGATGAACCAGTCCGTAGGCCAGGGCATCCCGTCCAAGCTGGCAGGCATCCCCAGCGGGCACTTGGCTCCATCGTCGTGGGTGCTGCCCTATAAGCCTGGGGCGATGTCGTCGTTCACGCAGTGCGTGGTGACGGTCACGCCGGGGCTGCTAAATCTTGCGGCTGGCGTCAACATCAGCGGCGACTCGACGGTCACGATTACTGTCAACCCGGCAGACGGGCAACTGATCGTCTCGGCGGTCGGCTCCACGTCGATCACGTTCAACCTTGCGGCCAACTTGGCTGGTGCCCTGTCCGCATCTGGCAGCACGTCCTTCTCGTTCACGGTCAACAACGCCACGCTCGGCGCCATCGTCGACGCCGTGGGCGCTGCGCTGGTGCAGTTCTCAAACAGTGCCACGATCAGGGCCACGGGAAATTTGAGCGGCGACATCACACCGTTTACCGAACTCAGCCCGCAGTCGCTGTCCGCAGCGGTCTGGAGCGCTTTAGCCAGTGCGTACAACGTCGCTGGCACGATGGGCGAGAAGCTCAACGACGCCGGCAGCGCGGCCAACCCGTGGACGGAAGTCATCGACGGGACGTACACTGCCAGCGACTTGCTAAAGCTGATTTCTGCCTCTGCCGCAGGCGAACTGGCAGGCTCGCCTGGCGGGCCCATTTTGATCAAGAGCGTGAATGGCACTACAGTACGGATTACGGCCACAGTAGATGCTAACGGCAACCGCACAGGCGTGACTTACGATGTTTCCTAAGACGTACTTCGCTGCAGCGTTCTTCTCGGGGTACTTCTTCCCTCCGGTGGAGGGCGGGCCCACGCCCCCGTTCTCTTCTTCTCAACCCTATGTAAAATTGCGCTCGTTCACTGAACGCGGGAGATTCTAAGTGGCCATCAACCTCAAAGCCATCACATCTTGCATCGGCTACGAGCAGATTGCGACCCTATCCGCGTCAACCGGGCTTAGCGCTCCGACTACGGACGCCAACGGGCTGAATTGCCGGCCTTCGTTTGCGCTAATCAGTTGTGAAGCCGCCGCCGTGCGGTGGCGTGATGATGGTGGTGTGCCTACAGCATCGGTTGGGATGCCTCTTGCAGCCGGTGTGACTTTGCAGTACGACGGCGACATCTCCAGAATTCGCTTCATTCAGCAAAGCGCTGGCGCCAAGTTGAACATTTCTTACTACGCCTGACACCATGTACATTTACAACGATCTGCCGGACAACCTGTCTTGGCCGCTGCACAAGAAGTTCGCGCACAAAATTGCTGGGTGGTACAGGCGTTTTGTGATGAAAGCCAAACTGAAATTTTTTGCGTAAGGAATCACAATGGAACTTCTTAATCCAATGAGCCAAGCGGATTTTCCCGCTTACTCCGCAACTGCCGGAGCCTCTGCGGGCAACACGACGGCATGGGGCGCTGGTCCCCAAGGTGTGGTGGTGTGGTCTGAAGTGCCCTGCTACGTTCAGGTGGGCGTTGGGGCCGTGGCTACCAGCGCCAGCACCCCAATTCCGTCTTTCACCCCCATCCCGTTTGGGGTGCCCCTCAACACCAGCGGCGCTCCTTGGCGCGTCAGCGTGCTGCGAATCGGCAGCACTGACGGCACTGCTTACGCCAAACCGATCAACAAGCAATGAGCTTCGGTGTAGCCTTTCGCAACGCCGTCGCCCTTGGGCTGGGCGGCATCATCTCGCTTTTTGGCGGGCGTGGAAACGAGCAGGCCCAAGACAACCTTCTTACCGAGAGTAGCGACAACCTTGTGCAAGAAGATGAAGGCCAGATACTTTTATGAGTACCATAAAAATCTCCCAACTGCCGCCAGCTACGATCCCGTTAGGTAGCACGGACATTGTCCCCGCAGTGCAAAATGGAGCAACTGTTAAGGCAACAGTTGCTTCGTTATTTAGCGCACAAACAACCGATGTGTTTACAGGAACTGGCGCTCAAGTCGCGTTTACGTTGACCAAAGCGCCAAACGGTTTAGACGTATACATCAACGGCGTGTATCAAAACCACAGCAGCTTTTCTGTTGCAAGTACAACGCTTACCTTTTCCGAAGCACCTCCGGCTACTTCAACAATTGAAGTCAACTACGTCTAAGGGACAATCATGGCTGACTTAAAAATATCCGCCCTACCGGCGTCAACTACACCGCTTGCCGGCACTGAGGTGCTGCCGATTGTTCAAAGTGGTGTAACAAGACAAGTCAGCGTTGCCAACTTGACTGCTGGCCGCGCAATTAGCGCAACGGCGGTTACTGCGTCAACAGGAAATTTTATTGTTGGCACATCTGGTCAAGGCGTCGACTTTTCTGCCACACCGGGCACAGGCACAAGCGAGTTGTTCAGCGACTATGAAGAAGGCACATTCACCCCGACCATTTCTGGCTCATCAAGTGCTGGCACTGGGACTTATTCTACCCAGCTTGGTTATTACACAAAAATTGGAAATCTGGTTTATGTGACAGCGACTATTGTGTGGAGCGCACACACTGGCACAGGTAATATGAGGCTTTCTGGTTTGCCATTCACGGTGTTGAACGTGACTAGTCTTGAACCCCCACTTAGTTTGCAAGTTAGTGACGTTACATTGACTGCTTTAAATGTGGCTCAGGCCACATTCAGACGAAATGCAACCTACGCTGAAGTTTTGCAGTATCCAGTCGGAGGTGGCGCTGTTACAGACGTTCCCATTGATACTGCTGCCACCATTCGGTATGCAGGCTCATTTTTAGTTGCTTAATAGGAGAAACTTGTGGCACTAACAAAAGTTTCTTATTCGATGATTACTGGCGCGCCAGTCAATGTGCTTGATTATGGCGCTGTTGGAGATGGTGTTGCAAATGATTCAGCCGCTGTGTTGGCAGCAATAAATGCAGCAGCTGCTTCTGGTCAGGAATTGTTTTTTCCAGCGGGCGAGTATTTGCTGACCTCTTGGTCGCCTCCAACGATCACAAGTCCAATTAGGATTTACGGCGAAGGCATTGACAAATCAACGGTCACTGGCCCTGCTGTGCTTGTGAACTTCCTGAACATGGAAGAAAGCATTGTCATTAACAGCATCACGCTTAATAGATTTAGTAAGATAATTTATGGTCGTCCTGGCGCTGGCGTTGTGTTGCCTTACGATGAAATGTCATTTGTTGGCGTGCGATTTACAGGCTCTACAAGTGCATTGTTTTTAGATGGATTAGCTGGAGATAATACACAAAGCGGCTTGCGTCAACTAAACATTCAAAGTTGCCGTTTTGACACTTTGACAGCTTGGGGTCTTTCAATGACCTTTAAGCGCTGCGACAATGCAGTAATTGACGGAAATTTGTTTACTGGATTTACAGGGTCTGGTTCTGTTCAAGCAGTCTTTTTTGGATATGACTTGGTTGTTCCAGCCACACGCAAAATGGTGTCAATCACCAACAACTTTGTTTCGGCATTTCTTAATACATTTGCTGGTCAGCGTGAAACTCACGCTTTTATGATTCACGAGGCTGACGCTTGCTACATTGCTGGCAACACCATTGTGGACATTCAAAACAGCGATGTAAATGGCGAAGACTGCGAAGGTATTTATATTCGTGACGTTGGAAACGCCATTGTTACAAATAACATTTTGCGTGATATTCGAACTTATGAAGGATATATCGACATCAAGGAAGATTGTCTATATGCCCAAGTTACGGATAACGTAATCGACAACACGGCTTATGAAGACAACGATTACACCAACGGCATTATGTGCTTTGTTGGAAATGCAACCATCAGCCGCAACAAAATTACAAATGTTGGTGGCTATGGGATTAACGTTGCTGCAGTCGGTGCAACTGGTGGTGATCCTTCCATTATTGAAGAAAATTGGATTACTAACGTTGGCGCATTTGCTGGCATCTTTGCGCTGATTGGAAACGGCAGCGTCATCAGTAACAACGTTATCAGCGACATCAAAGCAAACTACGCAACGAATCCGCAGTTCGGCAGTCTTGCAAGCTATGACACAAATCCTAGCGGAATCTTCTTTATTGGCAATTCGGGATTGCCAAATTTGCAGATGAATGACAACCGAATGAACATCAATGTTAGCGTTGCTCACGCCACATCGTATGGATTCAACTTGAATGCCGTTACATCACTTGCAAACGTAACAATGATGGACAACGTAATTCGAGCAGCAACTCAGCGTTACATTGGAAATGTGGCTGGTGGCACTGAGGCCTATTCGGTTGGTTCATTTAACTTAGAACAAATACTCACAGGTCAAGAAGGTTACTTACGGTTTAATGATGGCACTTATATTGGAGGCGTGAGCTACGACCACACGGCCAACACGCTGGTATTGCGAACAAACGACAACACATCAAAAACTGTCGTCAACGCAACCGGAGACCTATATCCAGCTACAAATAACACAATGAAGTTGGGTATTGCTGGAAACCGTTGGTCTGAAGTTTTTGCTGTCAACGGCGCGATTAACACGTCCGACGAACGCTTGAAGGTGCAACGTGATGGCGGCATTGATGAAGCTGTGTTGCGGGCTTGGGGCAAAGTAAATTACGCTCAATTCAAGATGAGTCACGCTGTTGAAAAAAAAGGCGACAGCGCACGTTGGCACTTTGGAGTGATTGCCCAGCGTGTCAAAGAGGCTTTTGAATCTGAAAATCTTGACCCGTTTGCCTATGGCATCCTGTGCTGGGATGAGTGGGAAAACCAGTATGAGGCTGTTCTTGACAAAGAAGGCAAGCCAGTCTGTAACGCGGATGGCGTGCCAACAGGTGAAAAACGTTTGGCTGTTGCGGCTGGTGAATCCTATGGAATTCGTTACGAAGAAGCGCTTGCCTTAGAGTGCGCCTATTTACGCAGCAAATTTGTTAATTAATTTTGATTGGAAATATCATGGCTCTCGAAAAAGTTATCTCTGTCGATTTGATTGAAGTAATCGAATCCAACGTAATTCAAGTTCGCACCAAGACCGCCATCAAAGAAGATGGCGTTGAAATCAGTAGCAAGTTTCACCGCCACGTTGTCGTGCCTGGTGCTGACGTAAGCGCTGAAGATGCCAAGGTGCAAGCCATTGCCGCATCTATCCACACGCTTGAAGTGATTGATGCTTACCAAAAAGCTATGAACGTCCAGACTAATCTGGTGTAAGATTAAAATAACCGTACTGGTGAGGCTCACCAGGGCTCTAGTGAGCATCCATGACTGAAGAAGTCCAAGTCCTAGCGGAAGTAGACTCCGCGCCGGCACAGGCAGCAACGGCTGCGCCTGAAGTCGAAGCAAGTTCGCCGGAAGTAGCTGAGAACCAAGTCGAGCAGACGGCAGAGGAGAAGAAGTTCTCCCAAGCTGAGATCGACGCAATGATCAGCAAGCGCCTTGCAAGAGAGCAGCGCAAGTGGGAACGAGAGCAAGCGGCCAGGTCAGCAGAAATGCAAACCCGGCAGTCTGCGCCAAAAGATGTTCCGCCAGTTGATCAGTTCGAGTCTCCTGAAGCCTACGCGGAGGCGCTGGCCGTAAAGAAGGCCGAAGAACTGATTGCCTTGCGAGAGCAGCAGAAGGCACAGGCAGCGATTGCTGACGCCTACCACGACAGAGAAGAAGAGGCCCGGAGCAAGTACGACGACTTTGAACAAGTCGCCTACAACCCGAGCGTCCGAATCACTGACGTGATGGCTGAAACGATCCGCGCTTCTGATGTTGGCCCTGATGTAGCCTACTACCTCGGAGCCAACCCCAAAGAAGCGGACCGTATCTCGCGCTTGTCGCCGTTCTTGCAGGCAAAAGAAATTGGGAAGATTGAAGGCAGACTGACCGACAATCCGCCCGTCAAACGAACTACGTCAGCGCCAGCACCGATCACACCTGTCACAGCCCGAAGCAGCAACAACCCGTCTTACGACACGACTGACCCGCGTTCCATCAAGAGCATGAGTACGTCGGAGTGGATTGAAGCTGAACGCGCCCGCCAGATGCGAAAGATGCAGGCACAAGCAAACCGCTAAGACTTGAAAGGAGCCCGCTGTGGCCAATAGTATTCTGACCATTGACATGATCACCAGGAAGGCCCTGGAGATCCTGGAAAACAACTTGGTGCTCACGCGCAACGTGAACCGCCAGTACGACGACAGCTTTGCTGTTGAAGGGGCCAAGATCGGCTCCACGCTGCGCATCCGCCTGCCGGACCGCGCTCTGGTGACTGACGGCGCCGCTCTGCAAGTGCAGGACGACAATGAGCAGTTCACGACCCTGACGGTCGCCTCGCAAAAGCACATCGGCGTGAACTTCACGTCCGCCGAACTGACGATGCAGTTGGACGACTTCGCAGATCGTGTGCTGAAGCCTCGTATCAGCCAATTGGCCTCCAGCATCGACGCTGACGTTGCCAACGCCTTCCGCACCATCGGTAACTCTGTGGGCACCCCTGGCACCACGCCGGCCACCTCGCTGGTTCTGCTGCAAGCCCAGCAGAAGCTCAACGAGAACGCCGCTGTGATGTCGCCCCGCTACGCTACCGTCAACCCGGCTGCCAACGCCGGTTTGGTGGAAGGCATGAAGGGTCTGTTCAATCCCACCGACACCATCAGCAAGCAGTTCAAGAACGGCATGATGGGCACTGGCGTGCTTGGCTTCGAAGAAGTCAACATGTCTCAGTCAATCAAGCAGTTCACGACCGGCTCGCGCGGTGCTACCGGCAACACCACCTCTGCGGCAGTTACCGCTGAAGGCACAACCTCCATCGCACTGACCGTGGCGTCTAACGTCACCATTAAGGCTGGCGACGTGTTTACCGTGGCTGACTGCTTCGCTGTAAACCCGCAGACTCGTGAGTCCACCGGCTCGTTGTTCCAGTTCGTCGTGCTGTCCGACGTCACCGCCAGCGGCACCGCCGTTACCGTGACCGTGGCTCCGATCTACTCGGCCAACCACGCTCTGGCTACCGTGAACACTCTGCCTGCTACCAGCAAGGCTGTGGTGTTCGTGGGTGCTGCCTCTACGCAGTACGCTCAGAACTTGGTGTACCACAAGGATGCCATCACGTTCGCCACCGCTGACCTGCTCCTGCCCCAAGGCGTGGACATGGCTGCGCGTGCCGTTCACAATGGCATCAGTCTGCGCGTCGTGCGTCAGTACGACATCAACAACGACCGCATGCCTTGCCGGATCGACGTGCTGTATGGTTTCAGCACCATTCGTCCGCAGATGGCCTGCCGTCTCTGGGGCTGATGACAATGGGGGGCTACGGCCCCCAGTCTTACAATTGAACACTGAAAGGAAACTCAATCATGGCACTCCCTAATGGTGGCGGCGGCTATCAAGTCGGCGACGGCAACCTCAACGAACCCCTGATCGACGCGCTCCCCGAGCCGGTATCGATTGCGGCTACCGCAACCTTGACCCCGGCACAAGTGCTGAACGGTCTGATCTTGGCCAACAGCGGTGTCACCGCTGCGGCTCAGACCTACACGCTGCCCACTGTGGCGGATCTGGAAGCCGTGCTGACCAATTCGGACAAAGTGGGCACTTCGTTCACTTTCAGTCTGGTCAACCTTGGCACATCTTCTGGCACCGCGATCATCGCTGCGGGCACCGGCTGGACTGTCTCTGGTTCTTTGACCATGACGATCCCCGTTACGACCGGCGCAAGCCTGGTTGCTCGCAAGAGCGCCGCTGGCGCTTGGACGCTGTATCGCGTGGCTTGACGCACAGCGCGGCCTACGGGCCGCGCATTTTTGAAAGGATTGATCATGCCTAATACCAAGGCTGTCGGCGTCGCGTACAGCGACCCCGAGTTCGAAAGCGTTACCGTTACGGGTGCGGTTGCTGTTACGGGCGCTGTTACCGGCGCTTCGGTTAGTGGGGGTACCGTCTACGCATCCAGCGAGTTGGGGTACACCGCAGACGCGCAGGGCACGGTAACGCAGGCCACGGACAAGACCACAGCGGTAACGCTGAACAAGGCTGCTGGCCGCATCACTATGGCTGCCACGGCTTTGGCGGGCAATACCGCAGTGACTTTCACGATGAACAACAGCTTCATTTCCGCCAACGACTCAATCGTCGTGAACGTGTCGGGCGGCGCTACGGCTGCGGCGTATACGACCTACATTTCCAGCATGACTGCTGGTTCTGCGGTCATTGCGCTGCGTAACCTGACTGCGGGGTCGCTGTCTGAAGCGGTCATCATCAACTTCGCGTTGATCCACTGCGTGTAACGGAAAGGGGGCTTCGGCCCCCTTCTTCTATGCCCATCATCTACATGAGACATCCGATCCACGGCGCTAAGGTAGCGACGTTGGAGATGGAAGCGGAATACGACGAGCGCAGCGGATGGGAGCGGTATACTCTCGATCAAGACGATGATGTCGAACCCGCGCTTGCAGTCAACGCTTTGACTGAGCGCACCCGCCGCCGTAGGGAGGTTGTCAATGTCCACCACAGCGGGTGATCAGATCCAGCGCGCCTTGCGTCTGCTGGGCGTATTGGCAGAAGGCGAAACCACATCCGCCGCCGTCATGCAGGATTCGCTGACGGCGATGAACCAGATGATCGACTCGTGGAACACCGAGCGGTTGTCTGTGTTCAGCACGCAAGACCAAGTGTTCAACTGGCCCACCAGCACGATCAGCCGAACGCTTGGGCCTACGGGCGACTTTGTGGGCAACAGGCCCATCCTGCTGGACGACTCGACGTACTTCCGCGACCCCGGCACAAACGTCAGCTTCGGCATCAAGATGATCAACCAGCAGCAGTACAACGGTATTGCTGTCAAGACGGTCACGTCAACGTATCCGCAGGTGTTGTGGGTCAACATGACGTACCCTGACATTGAGATGTACATCTATCCAGTACCCACGCGGCTGCTGGAGTGGCACTTCATCTCGGTCCAAGAACTGACGCAGCCGGCTACGCTTGCCACAATATTGTCGTTCCCGCCAGGCTATCTGCGAGCATTCACCTACAACTTGGCCATGGAGATCGCGCCTGAGTTTGGTGTAGAGCCTTCGCCGCAGGTGGTGCGAATCGCCATGACGTCCAAGCGCAATCTGAAGCGCATCAACAACCCTGACGACATCATGAGCCTGCCGTACTCGCTGGTGGCCACTCGCCAGCGGTTCAACATCTATGCTGGCAACTATTGAGCCCAAGCCAGCAAAGCACGTCATCCGCTGGTTCTTGCGAACCTTCGGCTATGGCGGCATCACGCTGCCACCGCTGGGCATCTTCATCCTAGCCGAGCGCATTAACGAGACGGCGCTTGTCAGGCATGAGCAGCGGCACTGGCTTCAGTACCAGATGCTCGGCGCGCGGCGGTTCTACCTGCTCTACATCTGGTACACAATCCGCTACGGCTATCGGAACAATCCGATGGAAGTTGAAGCCCGCGCGGCTGAAGTAAGCACGGCATGAAAACGCCTATTCTTGGATCAGCGTATGTTGCCCGCAGCGTCAATGCTGCGGACAACCGCATGATCAATCTGTTTCCGGAGATCGTACCGGAGGCAGGCAAGGAGCCGGCGTTCTTGCAGCGCGCGCCGGGGCTGCGGCTGTTGGCGTCTGTCGGCAGCGGGCCTGTCCGAGGTTTGTGGGCCTTCGGCGGTTACGGCTATGTGGCCAGCGGCAACACGCTGTACCGCGTCGATTCCAGTTGGCAGGTGACCACAATCGGCACGCTGACGGGCACCGGCCCGGTCAGCATGGCCGACAACGGCACGCAGTTGTTCATCGCCTGCAACGGCCCCAGCTACATCTACTCCGGCTCGGGTCAATTCGCGCAGATCACAGACCCAGACTTCCCCGGCGCGGTGACGGTCGGCTACCTTGACGGGTACTTCGTCTTCAACGAGCCTACCAGCCAGCGCGTATGGGTCACAAGCCTGCTGGATGGCACCTCGGTAGATCCGCTGGACTTTGCGAGCGCAGAGGGCTCGCCAGACGGCTTGGTGAGCCTGATCATCGACCACCGTGAAGCCTGGCTTTTCGGCACCAACTCGGTCGAAGTCTGGTACGACAGCGGCGCCGCTGATTTTCCCCTGACGCGGATTCAGGGTGCGTTCAACGAGATCGGTTGCGCTGCGGCGTTCTCTGTGGCCAGACTGGACAATGGGTTGTTCTGGCTGGGCTCGGATGCTCGCGGGCGCGGCATCGTCTACCGCGCAAACGGCTACACGGGCCAGCGCATCAGCACGCACGCGGTGGAGTGGCAGATCCAGCAGTATGGCAACTTGGCCGACGCGGTGGGGTACACCTACCAGCAAGACGGCCACGCCTTCTATGTGCTGAACTTCCCCACGGCCAACACCACTTGGGTTTACGACGTGTCTACCAGCGCCTGGCACGAGCGTGCCGGCTGGGACACGCCAAACGGCGTGTTCACACGCCACCGCGGCAACTGCCAGATGTCGTTCGCCAACGAGATCGTGGTGGGCGACTACGAGAACGGCAACATCTACGCGCTGGACTTGGATGTGTACGCCGACAACGGCACGGCGCAAAAATGGCTGCGGTCGTGGCGGGCGCTGCCCACTGGCCAGAACAATTTGAAACGCACAGCGCACCACACGCTTCAGCTTGACTGCGAAACGGGCGTGGGGCTCAACGTCTACGACCCACCAGAAATTGTTGAGACTGTTCTTGGGTTTTTGTCGGCTGAGAATGGATATATCATCATTACTGAAAACGGCGTGCCATTGACAGTCACTTCGTCGGCGGTGCTGACGACATCTCCCAAGGTTATGTTGCGTTGGAGTGATGACGGCGGGCACACTTGGTCAAACGAACACTGGACGTCAATCGGCCGCGTCGGAGAGTATGGCCACCGCGCGTTCTGGCGCCGGCTAGGCATGACGCTGAAGCTGCGCGACCGCGTGTACGAGCTCAGTGGCACAGACCCCGTAAAGATTGCCATCATGGGTGCTGAGTTGAACATCAGCGGCACCAACGCATGACCAGCCCGCCGAACATCACCAATATCACGCCGCCGCGTGTGCCGTTTACTGATGAGCGCACGGGCCTGATCTCGCGTGAGTGGTATCGGTTCTTGCTGAACCTATTCACGCTGACAGGCAGCGGCCAAAGCGCCGCTACGCTGGAAGATTTGCAGTTAGTTCCGTCGCCGGTTGATTACACCGCAGAAATAGCTGCAGTCGCAAACATCGCTGAGATCGGCACACTGCCGCCTGCTGACTATTTCGCCAGCATCGCCAGTCTGCGCGCGGACTTGGAGATTGGCAACCAGCCGCCTGCTGACTATTTCGCCAACATCGCCAGTCTGCGCGCGGACTTGGAGATTGGCAACCAGCCGCCCATTGCGCCGCCGCCGCAGAACTATGGGCTCGCACCCAGCGCTATCACCGTTACCGCGTCGCCGTTCACATACATCAACCAGACCGGCGTCACCGCAGACGTTATTGTCAGCGGAGGCACTGTGTCTCAAATAGAATTCTCACGGGACGGTGCGACATTTTTTGGTGTCGGCGTCACCAGCGGAATGCTCATGCTTTCCCCGTATGATCGGTTGCGCGTGACGTATTCGGCGGCGCCAACCATGACCCTTGTACCGAGGTAAAAATGGCCATTCTCTCGCCCGCACCCAAACTTCAGTTCTTTGACGCCAACGGCGTGCCTCTGTCTGGCGGGAAGCTGTACTCCTATGCAGCCGGCACGACCACGCCGCTGCTGACGTACACCTCGGCCAGTGGCCTGGTGGCCAACACCAATCCCGTCATTCTTGACAGCCGAGGCGAGGCGTCTGTGTGGCTGGGTAATGCTTCGTACAAGCTCAAGCTGACCTCAGCCACTGACGTTGAGATCTGGACGGTGGACAACATCGACGTCATTTCGGCGCTGACCACACTGTCCGCGTCCAATGGCTCCAGTCTTGTAGGGTACGTTCAGTCGGGCACGGGCGCGGTGGCCACCACGGTCCAAGCGCGTTTGCGCCAGTCGTTGTCGGTCAAAGATTTCGGCGCCACGGGCGACGGCACTACTGACGACACCACGGCGATCCAGAACGCGCTGAACGCCGGCACCGGGCGCAGCGTCTACTTCCCCGCGGGCACCTACCGCATCTCCACGACGCTGCTCGTCAAGACCAAGACGACGCTGATCGGCGAGGGGATGAACAAGTCGATCATCAAGCTGACCTCCGGGTTCGGGGCAGGCGTGACCGCAATCCGCAACGAGATCATCTCAGGTACGGTCAATGTCTACTACGACACCGACTTGGAGTTCTACGGGCTGACGTTTGACGGCAACAACAACTCCACTCGCACAGGTGAGCTTGTGGGTATCGCCAAGGTGCAGAACGTCACGTTCTCCAACTGCGGTTTCCAGAATCACACGTACATTGCGTTAGCCATGACGGCCAACAGCAACATGGTGGTTACAGAGTGCTACTTCACCAACAACGGGCGCCCCATTCCGTCTACGGTCAGCGCCCCGGCGCTCTGGATTGCGACGTCTGTGTTGGGGACACCCTATGACGCGCGTGTAGAGAACAATTTTTTCCGCGATAACAACTGGTCTGCCGCGTACTTTATGCCGACCAGAGGGTCATTTACAAACAACAACTGCGCCGATAACGGCGAATCTACGGTCTTTTGCAACGACACTGGCGCGTACCTTCGCATTGAAAACAATACGATTACCGGCGCTACCCGGTCTAACATTTCTGGGTCGGGAATTGAATGTGGCTCGCCATACACAATAATCGTAGGCAACACAATTGACGGTTGCGCTGCTGAAGGCATCGCACTTTCGGACGTTCAAAACGTCACGATTGCTGACAACATGATTTTCAACAACGGGCAAGACACAGCGTACTACCCGTTTTCAAACGGTATCACCATTATCGGCTCGGTCGCTGCGCCTAGCCAGCCCGACCACATCCAGATCCACGGCAACCGGATTGGCGACCGTCAAGGGACGAAGACGCAGTACGCAGCCATTGGTTTTGGCGGTGCCGGCGCAGCGTGCACCAACGTCGCCATCTACAACAACGACTTTGCAGAGCAGAAGACCGCCACTTACTACAACCTGACGGCGGCTCGGTTTGGTACGGGCTGCTACACACTAAATAACTACGACCGGACTGGCGCGCTGTTGCCGCCGTTCCGATACGTTACGTTTCAACTCAACGCCAGCGCCGGTCTGCAATCCATCACAGGCATCGGGTTTCGCCCCCGCGCTTTGCGAATTACTGCGGTGCTTACGTCAACTACGCAGGCGTTTACGTCTGTGGGTACGCATGACGGCACGTCGGGCACGGTAATTTTTAGCTCGGTGGACGGAACAGGCCGACGCGGCGGCGGCGATACGGGCGTTATCAACATCAAAGACAGCGCAGGTACAGTAGTGGCGGCTGCAAACATGACGTCATATGATATTGACGGTTTTACCATCACCGTCATTACTGGTAATTCCTCCGTGGTTTGCAACGTAGAGTGTTTCCCGTAAGGAGTCAAAAATGACTGTCACCGTCAAAGTTCTCATTCCCGCTAAGACCGCGGAAGCGTCGCAAACCACGCAGTACACCGCCACGAACGTGACCGCGATCATCGACAAGTTCACCGCGACGAATTACAGCGCCTCGGCTGCGACGATCAGCGTGAACCTGGTCACGCTGGCGGACACGGCGGGCAACCAGAACTTGATCGTCAAGACCAAAACGCTGGCGCCGTCCGAGGCGTACACGTTTCCCGAGATCGTGGGCGCAGCGCTTGCGCCTGGCGGGTTCATCTCTACAATCGCCGGCACGGCAAGCGCCATCAACATCCGCGCAAGCGGGCGCGAGGTAACGTGACCACTCGGCTAGTACCCAACCGTAGCGAAGCCTTGCAAGTCGGTTACGCGGCTACGGATTGGTCACGCCCGATGGATTTTGACACCTACGCCGCAGCGGTGGCCGACTGGGACGTCAAAGCTATTGAGCGTGACGGTCAGTGCATCGGCGCGGCGTTTTTCAAAGACGACGAAGTACACGCTTCTGTGGCGCCTGAGTGGCGTAAGCGCTGGGCGACTAAGGGTGTGTTGAAAGAACTGTTTGCCAAGGACCGCGTAACCACCCGCGTGACGCCGGGGCATGAGTATATGAACGACATCCTCAAGCGATTGGGGTTCACTGAACAGCCTGACGGGATGTTCGTAAAGGAGGCTCATCATGGGCATTGAAGCCGCCATCATCGGCTCGGCAGTTCTGGGTGCTGCTTCTTCCCGAAGCGCAGCCAAGACGCAAGCCGGCGCCGCGCGGGACGCCGCCGATGCGCAACTGCAGGCCAGCCGCGAGGCTAACGCGCTGCAGCAGCGCATCTACGAAGAGAACATTGGCCGGCAGCAGCCGTTTCTGCAAGGCGGGACTGAGGACTACAACCGACTGCGCTCGCTGATGAGCGGCGGGCCTGGCGCAGCGCAGAACTTCCTGCAGATGGACCCCGGCTACCAGTTTCGTCTGAGCGAAGGCATGAAGGCGCTGGACCGCCAAGCCGCGGCGCGGGGTGGGCTGATCTCGGGCGGTGCGCTGAAGGCCGCGCAGCGGTACGGCCAAGACCTCGGCTCACAGGAGTTCGGCGCGGCGTACAACCGTCTGGCCGGGCTGGCTGACGTCGGCCCCCGCGCCGCAGGCGTGATGAGTGGTCTGGGGCAGAACTTTGCCGGTCAATACGGTCAGAACCTGATGGCCGGTGGGCAAGCCGCCGCGCAGGGCATGCTGGGTGCAGGGTCTGCACGGGCGTCGGGCTACATCGGCGGCGCCAACGCGCTGACCGGAGCTTTGGGGCAGTACCTCAACTACACTCAGAATCAGAATTTGATGAACAGATTGCTGCCTGGTGGCGGCGGTGGCGGCAGTATCGGGAATTACCCGGTAATCCCCGATACTGGCATGTACCAAGGTTAAGGAGTAGTCATGCCGCTTGATCCTGTCATCGCCGGGGGGTTCCGAGGGCTGCAACTGCAGGACCCGTTGGAGCAGTATGGCCGCATCAGCCAGATTCAGCAGGCCCAGCAGCAGAACCAGTTGGCCGCGCTGAAGATGCAAGAGTACCGGCGCGGGGTGGAAACGCAGAACCGCTTGCGCAGCCTTGACCCAAGCGCGGCAAACTACATGACGGAAGTCATGCGGCTAGACCCCGAGCTGGGCTCGCAGCTCATGCTGCGGTCCAAACAACAGACCGCCGCCGAGCGCGCAGCCGCTGCGTCGGAAGCCGAAGGCCGCGCCAAGAATCTGTCCTATTGGCAAGGGCTGGCCCGCGATTCCGCTCGCACGCCGACCGACGATGTGGTGGCCGGCCTTGCACGCCGCGCTGTTGAACTGGGAGTTACAGACGAAGGCACGGCGTCGTCGCAGTTGCAGCAGCTTTTGGCTATGCCCCCCGAGCAACGCGGGCAAGTGTTGGCTCAGTACGGCGCCTCTGCTGCAGCACCACCAGCCGCCCCGGCTACACCTGCGGATGTGGCCACAATGCAAGCTCTTGGCTTTCCGCTTACGCAGCAGGGGTATGAACAGTTCCGCGCCGCGCAGCGCCAGCCGGAAAAGCGTGAAAAGCCGCCCGCCGACATCGCTACGATGACGGCGCTTGGCCTGCCCATCACGCCGGAAGGTTACGCTCGATTTGCGGGGATGCGCAAGCCGCGTGAACCCAGGGAACCGCCCCCGCAGCCGAAAGAGCCTGCCCCCAAGCCGCTCACCGCTGCGCAAGAGGCAACGCGGCGCGACAAACTGGGCAAGGAATTTAAGTCGGCTTCGTCTGCGTTGCAAACGACGCAAGACGTGCTGGACTCGATTGCCGCAGTTAAAGATTCGCCGGGGCTGTCAAGAGCAACCGGGTTTACGGGCACCATGTTGCCTTCGTTTCCGGAAGGCCAAGCTGCGCAAGCAGAAACTCGTTTGGCGAATTTGAAAGGCAAGATCACTGCACTTGGTAAAGCGCAAGCTGCGGCAACAGGCGCGATTGGATCTATCGCTAACCAAGAGTGGAAAATTCTTTCCGATCAGATTGCGGCCATTGATCCTGTTAAGGGCGCAGGGCCTTTACTGGAACAGATTGGTCTTGTAGAGGCGCAGGCATTGGGCGCGATGGAGCGAATGCGCGATGAGTATTCACGCCAGTTCAATGAAGACTTTGAGCGGTTCCCGCAGTTCAGAGACCTACCGCCGCCAAAGTCAACGCAGCCCAAGGGGCGCAAGTCCGGTGGGGCTGTGACGCCTGCTGGCGCAGCGCCAGCCGCAACCAAATCCGGCGCAACGGTGAGTAACTGGTAATGCCACGCGACATCACAGTCACCTTCGACGACGGCACTTCGCACGTCTATCGCAACGCGCCCGATGACGTCACGCCTGACGCAGTTCAGACGCGGGCGCAAAAGGAGTTTGGTAAGGCTGTCAAGGCGATGGACGGTGGGCGAGCAGCCACGTCTGCCCAATCCATAGATTCAATCAAGGCCCCCGACGGCGTTTACAGAGTGACCATCACTGGCACCGGGAGTGCGCCCGCTCAACCGTCAGAAGTTCCGTTCGGGCGCCGCGCGATTCAGTTTGTGCGACCTACTGTCGAGGCGCTTGGTAGCGTAGGCGGCGGCATTGTGGGCGGCACCGCCGGCACGTTTGGCGCAGGGCCTGTCGGCACGCTGGTCGGCGCAATTACCGGCGAGGGGTTAGGGTACGGCGCCGCGAAGACAGGCTTGGACGTGTTGGAGACGGCGCTTGGCTATCGTCAAGGTCCACGCACCGTGCTTGAGGCAGTGGAAACCGGCGCCAAAGACGTTGCGACCGGCTCGCTTATAGGTGGTATTGGCCGTGGCATCGTAGGCCCTGCCGTGGCCAAGGCTGGCGAGTACGTCAGCAAGATCAAGAACATCAAGCTCGACACCTACTTGCAGGCCCTTGACAACAAGGGCGACGACATCATCGCCGCGCTGCGCGGCAAGCCGTCTGCTGTGCCAGGCGCGGCGCCGACTGCCGGCGAGATAGCCGCGCCTGCGGGCAGTGTACGGTTCTCGGCGTTGCAATCGCAAGCGTCCAAGGTGCCTGCAATGGCGTCTGATTACGCCGCGATGGCCGCGCAGACCAACCAAGCTCGGCTGGCGCAGCAGGGGCGGGCAGACGCCAAGTTCCAAGCGGCAGCCGCCAAGGCCAAGGCCAAGATTGATCGTGGCCTGACCACCGTAAGCCAGCGCGAAACTGGCGAGACATTGTTGGCTGCTGCCGAGGCTGAGAAGGAAGCCGTCAAGAAGCAGGTGGTTGAGCCGGCGTATGCAAAAGCGTTTGCGGCGGCTGGTGACGACAAGATCGACGTCAGCAACGTCGTCAAAGAAGCCGAGTCGATTCTGAAGCGCAAACTGTCTACGTTTGATCCCAGCACTGCACCAGAAACGGTTGGCAAGCTGCTGTCACTGCAACCAAAAGCCCCCGCCGCCAAGCCGGTTGGTGCTGGCGTCGTGTCGTCCAAACTGAAAGCCCCGACGCCGCCTGCTGGCGCGCCTGAGGTCACGTTGGCGCAGCTTGATGACGTGCGCAAAGCCATCAACGCCGACATCGCGGCTGCCGCGCGGTCAAGCGACCCGGCTGCGGCCACAACGCTGCGCAACTTGGGCAACCTGCACAAGTCAATTGACGAGGCAATAGCGGGCAGCGCCACGTTGTCCGATGAGGCCAAGGGTTTGTACCGCGAAGCGCTGAATACGTACCGCACGCAGTACGCGCCTCGGTTCAAGACCGGCGTCAACGCCAACCTGTTCAAGCAGACGGCGCTCAACGAGCCCAAGCTGAACCCGGATGATGTCGTCAAGACGTATTTCCAGCCCAAGGGCGAGCGCGAGGCCCAGCAGTTTGTGACGATGTTCGGCAAGAACGCCGATGCGTTGAAGGTGGCGCGCTCGGGCATTGAAGACCTGTACCGCCGCGAAGTCACGGACGCTGCTGGCCGCGTGACGCCCGAGGCACACGCCAAGTTTGTCAAGAAGTACGCAGACCCGCTGCGCATTCTTGACGACGCCGGAGTGAACGTCTCGCAGCGCCTTGACGTTGTTGCCAAGGATGCTGCGCGGCTGGCCAAGATCCAAGAACTTGCTGAAGCCAGCGGCAACAAACTTGCACCTGCGCTGCCGCCGGGCGCAAACGCGATGGCAGTGCAAAAGCGTATTGATGAGCTTACGCAAGGCTTGACGCCTCAGCAAAAGACGCACATCGGCGCTGTCAAGGAAGACCTGTTGCGAGAGGCCGAGTTTCAACGCCTTGTCCAAGCTGGCGCGCAATCTGAAGTTAAGGTCAAAGGGTTGGGTACGGAGACAGGCAAGCAGTTGGGCCTCCCACTACCCAATCCTTTGATAGTGGCGGTTACGCTTTTCAACAACGTCTACAAGCGGTTGGCGCTGCGGATGGACGATAAGATTGCGTTGGAGATTGCACGCGAACTTACCAGCCCTGCGATGGCTGCCGATTCAATTTCCAAGGCCATCCGTCTGCAGGCTGATCGCGCAGTAACTAACCAACTGCGCGGCCAACAGTATGGTCGTGCAGCAACAATAGGCGCTGGGGTCGAAATTGCCCCCCGAGCGGAACCGGCAAACTACAACGCCTTCACTCAACCTCAAAACGCCTTAGCACCATGAGCGACATCGACCCCGTGAAATTCGGTCTGCTGATCGGCCAGGTCAAGACACTGGAAGACCAGGTGGCAGCGATGCAGAGTGACATCAAGGAGTTGCTGGCCTTGGCCAACAAGGGCAAGGGCGGCTTCTGGATGGGCATGACCATCGCGTCTGCGTTCGGCGGCATCGTGTCTTGGGTCGCTACTCACTGGCCAGGCAAATGAACTTCGACACCGCGTTCGCGCTGCTGCTCAACCACGAGGGCGACTTCAGCGATCACCCGGCAGACCCGGGCGGCAAGACCCGCTTCGGCGTCACCGAGGTGGTGGCCCGCGAGGTCGGCTACAAGGGCGACATGCGCGAGTTGCCGCTGGATCTGGCCAAGCGGATCTACCTTGAGCGGTACTGGAAGCCGATCCGCGCTGACAATCTGCCGCCAGGCATCCGCTACGCCACGTTCGACGCCGCGGTGAACTCGGGCCCGCGTCAAGCCACGTTGTGGCTGCAGCGGGCGCTGGGTGTGGAAGCTGACGGCATCATCGGCCCCAAGACGTTGGCCGCGGCGTATGCGCAGGACATGAACGCGCTGCGGTTGCGCATCTTGGCGCAGCGACTGCGCTTCATGACCGGCCTGACGAACTGGCCGGCCTTCTCACGCGGCTGGGCTCGCCGCATTGCTGACCTGATGGAGACTTGACATGAACGCTACGATCATTCAGGCGCTGGTGCGCCACATCCTCACCGCTCTTGCTGGCGGCTTCGCCGTGAAGTATGGCGTGGACGGCGGCACGATGGACGCCATCATTTCCGGGGCGTCTGCTGCTGCCGGTCTGGGTTGGTCTGTGTGGGACAAGCGGCAGAAGTGATCTGACGCAGCAGCGGGCCAGCGGTGTAGACCCACCGGAACTTGGCCCGCGTGGTCGGGTCGGCGCGCTTGGTGCGGGTGACCCAGCCTGCTTGCTCGGCATAGCGCAGGGATGCGCTCACGTTGTTGGGCTTCATGTCCCACTTGATGCCGACGTCGTGGGTTGTCAGCTCTTCTTCGGGGTTGCGGGCGAAGAAGACGGCGACGTGGGTGACGATGCTCATACCTCCCCCTCCGCTTTCTTGATGTCGGCGCGGGCCTTGTCCCACACGCCTCCTGAAAATCGTGAGTGCGACTCGCACAGCGCCTTCAACGCCTCCAGCAGTTCCCCGTTCAGGGCATGCAGGCGGCGCAGTTCGGCGGATGCTGCATCAGCAACAGCACCCGGCTCAGATTGCAGTATTTCTGCCAGATATAGGGCGGTAGGTTGTTTACTCATGTGTTCTCCTTGATCCCATGCGCGGCCTCGACCGCTCGGGCAAATTCCCGGTGCTCCCAATCTGCGCTCATTGGCTCACGCCATAGGCGATCAAGCTCCTCGTCGCTCAGGGGCTCGCGGCGGGGTGGGGCGTCTTTCATGCGCTGCCGAATCTCAGCAATAGCCGCAGCTACAACGTCTGCCGCCTGCGTTGATTGGAATACACCGGCACGATCAACGTGATCCCAACACATCGACGCTGACCCCGCAAGTTCGTGCAGGATGCGCGACAGGTGATAGGGGTCTGGGTTGTTCGTCACCGGCTCGGCCTGCACCGTCTGCTCCAGCGCGGCGCGGAGGGCGTCCTTAGCATCGTAGAAGACGCCAGCGTCTTCTGGGTACTGGTCAGGCGAACTGTTCTCCAACGCCTCCAGCGCTTTCTTCACCGTGGCGCGGGGCAGGGTTATCGTTTCACTCATGGTTGTCCTCCGGTTCAATGGGCTGCTCCAGCGCGGCGCGGAGGTTTATCGCGGCATGTCTTCCGGCTTGGGATGCCAAGGGCGGCGCCAGCGACTGCCAGCCGTTCAGTTCTTCCAACGCCTCCAGCGCCTGCTGGACGGCGGTTCTCAGGTCGGTCATTTCATACTCCTTCCAATCTCAGCCGCAGCCCTGACGATGGCGCGGCGGGTGGCTGCGTAGGGGTCGTCTTTGTAAGGCTCTGAGCACCACTTAAGACCTATTGCACCAGCCCCAGATGCCTCATCTGTTATATCCACAGTCATCTTCAACTTCACCGCCAGCCGCAGCGCATCACCGTCGTCGGTGAGGGGGTTCCAAGGGCGCTCTCCCCCACGCGCTGGGAGTACCCACGGGTACGCATGGCCCTCGGCCTTCGCAGCGGCCTCAAGCAGTTCGCGGTCAGTCATACCAACACCCCCACCGCAAGCGCAATCGCACCGACAAGGACAACAACGCCCAGACCGAGCACCACAAGTTTGCCCAAGGATTCAGGGGCGTCGTCATCGACGCCAATCTCAGTTGCCGCCTCGGCGGGGATGGGTTTGTCGTTCATACTCCCTCCTTAAAAACACGGTCGTACAACGCACGCGTAGGAGCGTGCTCCTGCTTCAGCATATGCAAAGCCTTCCACCCGTTCTTGTTGGTACGGAACATCATCAATGGATGTGCTGCCCTGCCAGAATCGACGTAGTAGACAAACGATTCACACGCCAGCTTCTCGCTCGCGCAATCACTCTGCTTGGGGCATGAGTACCCGGCGCACGGCGACGCTGCAGCCGCTGCGAGGGCTTCGGTAAGGGCTCTGCTCATGCTGCCTCCCGTGCCAACGTGTTCCGCAAGCGTTCGATGCGAGCTTGGTGGTACGTCACCATTGCCTCGGCGTATTCGCGGGCGCTCTGAGCCTCCAAGAGGCTGCGGTGGGCCTGGTCAAGTTCGCGCTGCATGAGTTCAGCGTGGCTGATGTTGCCGCACAGGCGGCGGATGTGGTCGCGGATCACTTGATTGCCTCCTTCAGGATCTCCATGCGTTCCCGCGCAGCGCGCAGGACGGTGTAGCGTTGATGCAGCCGCTCCAAGATGGTGACGCGGCGCAGCGTCTTGCGCTCCTGCTCCAGCAGGGCGCTAACCTCCTGCTCAGTCTTGCTTGACAGGTGCTCGTTGAGCCATCGCCAGTTCATGCTTCTTCTCCAGTGTGTTGATGGTGACCAGCACCCTATGCAGCCTGCGCTGCGCCATGTTGAACGCCTTGAGCGCGATCTTGTGCTCGGCCCGCGCTACCTTCAGCCGCTCCGCAAACTTGTTCACTTCAGTGCCTCCAAGGCCAGTTGGGAAAGGGATTGCTTGTCGTGCAGCGCCGCCCAGATCTTCTGGTCCACGGTGTCTGCGGTCAGCAGGACGTAGTTCCACACGTCACGCGCCTGGCCGCTGCGGTGCAGCCGCCCGATGGTCTGCTCATACAACTCCAGCGACCACGGCAGCGACAGCCAGATCATGTGGTGCCCGCCGTGCTGCAGGTTCAGCCCGTGGCCGGCGCTCTTGGGATGGATGGCCAGCAGCCGCACCTGGCCAGCGTTCCAGCCCCCGATCACGTCCCACTTTTCGTCCATCGCCGCCAGCGTGGGGTAGCGCCTGCGCAATTCGTTTAACTCCTCGACGTAGTTGTAAACGACGATGGTGTTGGCGTGCTGGTTCTCTGACAAGATGTCGTCCAGCGCGTCGAACTTGTGCGGCGACAACCAGCGCGGCCCGTTGTCGGTGTACAGGAACCCGCTGGACATCTGTTGCAGCTTCTGCGTGACCACCGCAGCGTTCTGCGCAATGGTCGTCTCGTCGTTGAACTGCAGCACGAAATCCTTCTTCATCTTGGCGTAGTCGTCCATCGCCATGCTGCAGGGCATCTCCACCGTGTGCAGCGGGGGCAGCTTGTCCTTGTACTCGCCAGGCTCCAGCACATAGGTGGCCGGCTTGATGCGCTGCATGACGGCGGGCAGTGAGCCGGGCCGGGGCTCCCACTCGGTGTGCGTGCCGCGGTTGTTCTGGTAGAAATACTGCTGCATGAACGCACCCTTGCTGCGGCCCAGCAGGCTCTGGTCAATCACTTTGCACTGACCGAACACATCCTCCAGCCCGTTGGACGTGAACGAGCCGGTCAGGCCCCAGCGGATCTCGACGGACTTGATGACCTTCTCAAACGCCTTGAAGCGTTTGCCGCTGGGGTTCTTCAGCCGCGTGAGTTCGTCGAACACTACCGCATCGAACTGCACGTCCTGCTCGGCCAGCCACTGCAGGTTGTCGTAGTTGGTGACGATGACGTCAGCGTCACTGTCAAGTGCTGCTTTACGCTGGGCGGGCGTGCCGACCGCCACCCGCACGCGCAATGACGGCGCCCACTTGGTAGCCTCCACAGGCCAGACCGAGGTGGCCACCCGCAGCGGCGCGACGACGAGGGGGCGAATGCCTTCGTCCTCCACCAGATCGCGCATGGCCGTCAGCGTGATGGCCGTCTTGCCCGCGCCGACCGGCGCGAGGATCATCGCCCGGTCGTGCTCATACAGGAAGTCAGCGGCCTGCTCTTGGTAGGGGCGCAGTTTCATGCATGGCTCCTTGCGCGGATGGCGGCAGCGCACTCCTGTGCAATCAGCTTCCCCGCTCCAGTGGTTGGTCGCTCTGCTGCAAGTTCATCGCACACCTTCGCACACGCCTCGCGCTCCTGCGCAGCGACAAGGGCGGCGAAGCGTTCAAGCAGGTCCGGCTCTCCTTCATATCCAGCAATCATTCCGCTTTCATACGCCATATCCATTACTTCTTCGCGGGTCATATCGTCACCACATAACGCAGGAAGTTGTCCACATCTGCGGCGCCGTAAACGCAGCAGTAGTTGCAGCCCAGTGCTTGCGCTTCGCGCTTGAACACTTCCTGCAACGGCGACAACTTGCCGTTGTCGGTCTTGACCTCCACGAACAACACGCGCCCACCTGGCAGCACGACCAAACGGTCGGCCACACCTCGGTGAGCGGGGCTGACAAACTTGTACGCTTTGCCGCCGAGGGCTTCTACACCCTTGACCAGCCTGCGTTCGACATCTTTCTCAAGCATCGGCTTCTCCGAAATTTTGTGTTTGTCCATGTCCGTAACTTTACAGCGGCAAAAAGTCTTGTGCAAGTCTTTTTTGTCGGCTACACTGCAAGCCTCATCAGTTCACTGGAGTTCAGTATGGACACTACACCACGCACCAGCGAAGGTCTTTGCGAGGCGCTGTTTCAGGAGTTCGATCTCCTGCGCGCCGGCAAGAGCGACAACCATCGGGCCGCAGCGGTCGCCAAGCTGGCAGTGCAGATCATCAACACCAAGCGCCTTGAGATCGACGCGGCCATGTTCTACAAGAGTGGGCTTCGGTTTGAGCCGCTCGCGTTGGCGTCTGAGGGGATCAAAATTGGCACTGCTAAATAACCCCGCCTCGGTAGCCAAGGTCGCAGAGCTTTACCAAGCGATCCTTGCCGTTTACAAGGCTGATAAAAGTTCTGGCGCTGCGTGCGATCTATGCGGCAGTACAGAGCGTTGTCAAGTCATCGAAGAGTTTACGGACAACCCGCCTTGCCTTTGCTTGCGCCATCGTTGTGGTTGGCGCGGTGTGTGGGTGAGGCACGGTTCCGGTGACCCCAAGCTATTCTTTGCTAAATGGCTGGCGGGGCAAGTCATGTTGGAGGCTAAAAAATATGCAACACAGTAAAGTTGTTGGTGGTTCGACTGCAAAACGAGTTTTGCGGTGCCCAGGCAGCGTGGCGCTCGTCGCCAAGATGCCGCCGCAGGCGTCGTCCAAGTACGCCGAGGAGGGCACGCTCCTGCACGGCTGCATGGAGGAGGCGCTGGCAGACGATCACTTCTCGCTCGGGTCGTTCCGGTACAAGCACGACCTGACCGACGATCAGGCGGAAAAGATCGTCTTTTGCCTTGACGCCATTGACGCTATCGACCCCAAGCAAGAGATGCAGTACGTCCAAGAGGTCCAAGTCGAGTTTGAAGGCGTGAAGGAGTTGGACGGCGTGTTTGGCAACGCCGACTTGGTGGGCCGCATCGGCGACCGCGCCATCATCCTTGACTGGAAGTTCGGCGACGGTGTAATGGTCGAGGCCGAGGAGAACGAGCAGGGCATGTTCTACGCCGCAGCGGCCATGAAGACCAGTAAGGTGCAGTGGGCCTTCGACGGTGCGACTGAGGTCGAGATCATCATCGTGCAGCCGCCGCACGTCAGGCGCTGGGTGACGACGTTCAAGCGCGTGCATGAGTTTGAGCGTGAATTGGTCGTGGCCGTGCAAGCCGCCAAGCGACCCGACGCTCCCGTCGTGACCGGTGACCACTGTCGGTGGTGTACCGCCAAGCCGATCTGCCCGCAAGTCAACGGCGCGGTGGACCGCGTGACCCACACGGCGCTGGCCACGGTGGATCCCGAGGCGCTGGGCCAGGCGCTGGCGCTGGCCGAGCGGCTGGAGGACTTCATCGCTGACGCTCGCAAGCTGGCGCAGGAGCGGCTGGAGAAGGGCATGCCGGTGCCAGGCTATAAACTGGTGCCCAAGCGGGCGACCCGGCAGTGGGTCGACGACAAGGGGATGCACGTCCTGTGGCTGAACGCAGGCATTGACCCCACTGTCTACCAAGAAATCAAATTGCGCAGTCCTGCTCAGATGGAGAAGGTCTGCAAGGAGCACGGCGTCACGTTTCCGGCCAATCAGGTCGTCAGCGTGTCGTCAGGCAACACCCTCGCACCGGAGAGCGATCCCCGGCCCG